AAGAAGACCACTAGGAAAGCACCAGTCAAGAAGGGTTAGTCATGGCATACGCGACTGCTGAAGATGTTGCTGTCCGTTGGGGCCGTGAACTTTCCTGCGAGGAAGCCGCACTGGTTAATACACGTCTTGAGGACGTGGAGCGGATGATTCGCCGGCGTATCCCCGATCTTGATGAACAGATCGACGCAGGGTATGTGAATGTTGAAGACGTTGTTCAGGTTGAGTCCGACGCGGTGCTTAGGCTCGCTAGGAACCCCGAGGGGTATTACTCCGAAACTGACGGCGACTACACGTACACGCTTCAGAAGGACATTATTTCGGGCAAGTTGGAAATCACCGATGACGAGTGGGCAATTCTGGGAGTCACTTCGGATCGGTTTTTCACGCTTCGCCCTTACGCGCAGGTTGATTCTGCGACGTATGCCCCTCCGACTACCCCGCGTTCTTTGTGGCGCAGAGATATAGAGGAAGTTCGCCGCAATTACAGGGTGATCGACTGGACACGGCAGATTTGGTGACCGTATGAGCCTGTTGGATTCATGGACTGACAACATCACCATTTTCCCTGAGGAAGCTGTCACCGATGAGGACGGCAATATCAAGACCCGTCCTTCTGCGGTGGGTTACCCGGCTAGGGCGCGGATTCAGCCTGTAGGTATGTCTGGTACGTCGGGTAGGCGTGCGGAGCAGGACAACGAGGGCTATGAGGGTGAGAAGATTTATTCTTTGCGCCTTCCGCGTGAGCATCAGTGTTTGGTGAATGCTCAGGCCCAGATTGAGTGGCGTGGTAAACGGTGGGCTGTGTTTGGTGATGCGTTCATCTATAACAGTTCGCCGCGCACAGCGCATGTCACTTACACGATTAAGAGGTTCTAATGGCGCGTGTCGAGATTGACCTTGAGTGTAATGACATTGTGTTGTCTTTGCCGGGTGTTAAGCGGTCGGTGCGTGAGGAAGCGGACGACATAGAAGGTAACGCTGAAGCGATTCTGCGTACTGTTCGTGCCACCACCCCTCACCACAAGATCGCGGGTCCGGCTGGGCTGGTTTCCATCAGTAAGGAACCCGCTAAGGATTCGACTACCGACTGGTTCGTTTCCTTACACGCCCCTAACCCGATTGCTTTGGAGTACGGCCATGAGCCTTCCGGCGTATTCGAGGGCACAGACACAAAAGCCCCTGACGGGCTTTACATTTTACATAGGGCTGCCGGTCTAGCTTAGGAGGACGCATGTCAGCTATTCCCCGCGTCCAAGCTGTTGTGATTCCTTTACTTCGGGACGCTTTACCTTCGACTGTGAAGGTGGGTTCCTGGGTTGAGGATATCGACTATCGTTCGTTCCCTATTGTGAACATTCGTAGGATCGGCGGCAGGCGGCATAGCCGTAGACCGACGCAATTAGGGCTGCCCGTTATTGAGATGACCTGCTTTAGCATTGAGGGTTTGATCGAAACGGAGAAGCTGTATGAAACGGCGCTTGAGGCGCTGTATGAGGCTGTGAGGCTTCAAAAGCAAACACCTGCCGGGTATTTGCATTCTATTTTCGAGACTATGGGTGCAACCCAGTTCTCTAGCCTTTTTATGGACTCCTGGCGAGTTCAAGGGCTGATTCAGCTTGGGGTGCGTCCACCCCAAACAATTGACTAAACCAGGAGATATCCATGTCACAAAATGACAAAGCAGTTTTGACTGCTGCGATTGGCTACGTTTACGTCGCTGATCCCGGCACCCCCCGCCCGTCGCCTTCGGCCCTTGAGTCGATTGATCCGGAATCGTTCGGTTCGTCTGCGGGTTCGCTGAAGGCCAGTGCGGTTCCGACTGGCGGCACGTTCAGCCTGACCGTGGGTGAGGGCGCTGTCGCTCCGAAGGAGGCTGTGCAGACCATTCCGGCTAAGGTTCCGAGCGAGGGTGCCAGCACCCTTGAGGCGACTGGTGTTGAGCCGCCTACGGCCACCCCTGACCCGAAGGCAGCCAAGAGCAAGACCTCTAAGGCTGTTGCGGCTGAGGAACCGGTTGCAGATGCACCTTCGGGCACCACCCTTGATCTGCCGTTCGACGCTGGTTCCGCTGAGGTTCAGCAGGCGTTGGAGAACATCTCCGAGGTCGGTGCGGGCAACGTCAAGGTGACCGGTGGCGGGTTCCTTGAGGACGGTTTCGTGGTGTCCTTCATCGGTGAGCTTGCCGGCGAGAACATTGCGGTGACCGTTAACTCGAAGCTTGAGCCGGTCAGCGTGACCGTTGATAGCGCCGTTGTTTCGGCCCCGAATGGTTGGACTAGCCTGGGTCACACATCCCGCGAAGATTTACCAGAATTTGGCTTCGATGGCGGTGACACCGAGGTTCGTGGCACTTGGCAGAATGAGTCGCTGCGCGAGGTTGTTACCGAGCCGATTGCGGATTACCTGACCATTATGCTGGCGCAATTCGATATCCCGTCTTTTGAGCTTTACTACGGGAAGAATGCGTCGAAGACACCGGGTGTTTTCGGTGTGTCGGGTGGAACTGCTGTTCCGCTGGAGAAGGCGCTGTTCATTATCATTCAGGACGGGGAAACCAAGATTGGTTTCTATGCGCCGAAGGCGTCGATCCGGCGTGATGATTCTGTGCAGTTGTCGGTTGATGAGTTCGCCATGCTTCCGGTTCGGGCAACTTTCCTGAAGTATGGTTCCGCGAATAAGTTTGAGTGGATCAACGAGGACCTGTTTACGGTCTGATCCGCTCTGTTTGACCGGGGGGAGTAGGTGTCTTGGCGGGCCTACCTACTCCCCCCGCCTGCCCGCCAATGTAACAGGCCCGCCTATAAACTTTGAAAGAGGTCCGCTATGTCGAACATTTTCACTCTTGACGCTATGCGTGAAGAAATTGAGCGGGAGTTCGCCCCGTTCCAAATTGAGGTTGATGGTAAGACTCTCACCCTGAAGAATCTGCTGCGGGTTCCGCGCAAGAACCGGGATGAGGTTTATTCGCTGCTGGATGAGATGGCTGAGATTCAGCGTGCCGCTGATGAGGATGAGGGTGGGGGTTTGTCTGCTACGGAGAAGTCCGCGCAGATCGCCTTGCATATCCTTCCTTTGGTGGCTGATAAAGAGGGTTTGGCGAAGGTGTTGGTGGAGCAGATTGAGGACGATCTGGCTTTGACCCTTCGGGTGTTTTCTAACTGGATGGATAAAACTCAGGCGGGGGAAGCCGGGGACTCGCAGAGCTAATTGACGATTACGGCGAGCAGCTTGCTGCTGACCTGTTGGAGTTTTATGACGTGGACCTCAGGAACATTTTGGTTCCTGGGTCTGGTTTGACTCCCCTGTATTTGTTGACTTTGATTCGTGGTTTGCCTGAGGGTTCGCGTTTTAATGCGGAGCGCCGGGGCGGGCCGCAGTTTCGGGGTTGGGATTCGGGTCTGTATGCGACTGTCGCTATCGTTAATGCTTTGCGGGGTCTTCAGTACACGTATGTTGCGGCTCATTCTAAGTCTAGGCCGAAGCCGCCTGAGCCTTTTCCGATTCCTGATAATACGGTTCGTCGTAAGAAGCATGGGCCGGGTTCATTTGCTTTTATTGCCGCGCAGAAGTTGGGTGCGGCTAAACGGAAGGTTGGCTGATGACTGGGCCTATGGGTGGCGCTTCGGGCAATGAGATTGGCCGGGTCAGTGTTCGGGTTGTTCCCGATATCACTGGGTTCCGTAAGAAGGTCAAAAAGGACCTTAAAGCGGAGATGGCTGGCTTTGAACACAAGATCAAAGTTGTGCCGCATGAGAAGTCGCTGAAGCAGTTCAAGGGTAAGGTTCAGGATTCTCTGAGCGGCCAGACGGTTACCGCCGAGGTCCTTGGGGACACCAACACCGAGCAGTTCAAAAAGAGTGTTGATGAGGCTGCTGAGGGTCTTGAGACTAAGGTCAAGGTTGGTGCTAACACCGACGAGGCCGAGAGTTCCATCGACCGGTTCAAGAACCGGTATTTGAACAAGTTCTCCCGAATGATCGGGGAGTTCGAGGCTAACATCCCGTTGACCGTTGGCGGGGAGGAACTTCGGAAGGACCTGAAGGGTGATGAGAAGGCTTTCAAGGAGCTTCTAAAGCAGATTAAGCCGAAGCTTGATGATGACACCCTGACTGATCTTCGCCGGCAGGTTGACGAGTTTTACCGCGAGGTTTATGAGCGGGGCCGTGATTCCCAACTTTTGAATCTTGATAACGCCGGGGCTGTTCAGCGTTCAATGAAGGCGATCAACAAGTTCACTGAAATGGACTTGGACCTCAAGTTTAAAGTTCAGGGGCTTGAAAAGGCTGCTGATGATGCTAAATCAGCTAGTGTTGCCGCAGATGCGCTTATCGAGAAACTTCAAAAAGGTTTTGTTCGTAACGAGTTCAGTAAACTTTTCAAAGAGGTTTTCAAACCGAAAGTTGAACCTGACGAGCAAGGCGCAATCAAGCGCATCAAGGGTCTTATCGCCAAGCTCAAGTTACAGGTTGAACTGGCTGATGTTAATGTCCCTGTGGGTGTTGATGTTGACCAGGGCAGCCTGGATAAAGCCACTTCGAGTATTCGTGCGGCTTTCAGCAAGCTCCGGAACCTCAAAGTCAACACCAGCACTGATTCTGGTGGGGATGCTGACGGTGAAAAGAGCGGCGCTGTTGCTAGGTTGACGAAAAGCATTGTCGGCATGGGTGCGGCTGCCAGGGGTGCCGCGAGTTCAATTATACATTTGCGTCAAAGCGCTTGGATTGCCATTGCGATCTTCACCCTTATGGCCCCTGCCGTTGGTTTAGTGGCGGGCCTTTTGGCGGGGCTTCCTTCGCTTCTGATGATGATTGGTGCTGGCGTTGCGGCGGTGGCTTTGGGATTGGACGGCATCAAGAAGGCTGCAAGCACTCTGACCCCCGAGTTTGAGGCGTTGAAGTCTGCGGTTTCGGAGACTTTCGAGGCCCGATTGACCCCGATCTTTGACCAGTTGAGGTCTGTGTTCCCGGCCCTTACTTCGGGGATGCAGCAAGTCGCTGGCGGTCTTGCAGACATGTTCCAGGGCTTCACGGGGGTTGTTGCTTCTTCTGCGGGTATAGCGAAGATCAGCACCATACTTGAGGGTATCGGCAATTTCTTCACAGGGATGCAACCTGTTATTGCCACCTGGACAAGCGCATTTCTGACCTTGGGAGCTTCGGGGGCGCAGGCTTTTGGCACTTTGCTGGCCCCTTTGCAGTCTTTCGCAACAGGGTTCAACGAAGTTGTTGCCCGCGTTACCTCAAACGGGGTATTCGAGGGCGCTATGCAGGGCATGGCGCAAACCCTGACAGGGTTCTTCGATCTTTTCAACAGGCTGTTCGAGTCCGGTTTGCAGTCTATGATCCAGTTGGGTCCTGCCCTGCAAAACATGTTCATGGGCTTCGGTGATCTGTTAACTGGGGCTATGCCGGCACTAACAGCGTTATCCGCTGGGTTGGCGAACACTATCGGGTCTTTGGGTTCCGCTTTGGCACCTGGCTTTGCGGCTTTAACGCCTGTGATTAGCGCACTTATGCCGATCTTCACACAGTTGGCTACTGTTTTGGGTCAAACTTTGTCTACGGCTGTGGCAGCCCTGGCCCCCGCTTTGACGGCGATAGCCAATACGTTGGGGCCTGTTTTGACCACGGCTGTCACCGCACTAGCCCCGATTCTGACTCAGGTGGCTCAAACTTTGGGCACGGTGTTGCTGGCGGCTGTTACAGCGTTGGCACCTGTTATGCCTCAGCTTACTGCCGCGTTTGTAGCTATTGCGTCTGCGGTATCTCAGGGGCTAGCGATAGCACTACCTCAGGTGGCTCAGGCGTTTATTCAACTCCTGCCTTCGATTGTGCAGTTAATTCCGGCGCTTTTGCAGATCGTTCAGGCGTTGATTCCGTTGATCCCTGCGTTCTTCCAGGTCGCTGCGGCTGTCCTTCGGTTGGTTGTCGCTTTCGCGCCTCTGATTAACATTCTTGCGAGGGTGGTTGCTTTCGTATTGGAGGTTATTGCTGTCTTTGCGGGGTTGGCTGCCAACATTGTTGCCAAGGTCGCTGAAATGGCTTCTGGGGTTGTCAGTGCGTTTGCGGGCATGATTTCTACTGTGCTGGCTGCTATAGGCAATTTTGTGGGAGAGGCTGTTAACTGGTTTCAGGGTTTGGGTCCGAAGATTTCTGCGGCTTGTTCAGGTTTCTCCACCATTCTTATCGCTGCGGGTAAAGCTTTGATGGACGGTTTGCTTTCAGGCATCAGGGCCGGGTGGGAAGCGGTCAAAGGCTTCGTCGGCGGTATCGCAGGGTGGATCGCCGCAAACAAGGGTCCGATCACCTATGACAAGAAGGTGCTTATCCCTAACGGTAAAGCGTTGATGGAGGGCTTGAACACCGGCCTCGAAGACGGTGCAGAGGACGTGTACGCCACAGTCAAAACGATTGCGAAAGCAATCATGGAGGCTATGAAAGAGGTCTTCGGCATCGGTTTGGGTGTGGACGCTACGGGTGTCACTTCCGGTATGTCTGCGGTTGAGAGCCAGATGAAGTCTGTGGCTTCTAGCGCCACTGATTTTAAGCAGTCGATGGACTCAGCGGCTATCCCTGACACGATCAGTGCTTTGTCTGTGGATGATTCCAAGGCGCAGCGCAAGCTGCTGGACGAGAAGCTTCTGGACTTGGAGATTCAACGTAAGACGTTGGAACTTTCTAAGGGTCAGGCTGGTGCGGATCAGGCCGCTATCAAGGCGCAGTTGGAGCAGATCAAGAACGATAAGTTGCAGCTTGGTTTGCAGAAGGACAAGTTGACGCAGGCCGAGAAGTACGGTGCCGAGGCTGAGAGTACCGGCGGGAAGATTGACCAGCTTTACAAGGATATCGGTAAGAAGGTTGTTGACCTTCCCTCGAACTTTGCTAAAGCGACTGGGCAGCAGTTCATGTCCGATCTTGGCATTTCGGGTAACGGTGCGATCCCGCAACTGTTGGAGCAGGGTTCGCAGTTCATCTTCCAGGTGGCAAACATGGACACCGCTTTGTCGGCGCAGCAGACGTTGCAGCGCAGGCAGGGCCAAGCGCGAGTAGGGCGGTAATGCAGAAAACGGTTGTTGAACTCGAAGGGGTTGACGGGTCCTGGTGGACCCTTGCCGGCCCCGGTGCGGGGGAACAGGGTGTGTACCTTGCCACCGACGTGTCCGGACTTTATGACCCACCTGTGAAGTGCATGTACGAGGAACCGGGCAACTGGCCCGGTGCCAGGTACCTGAATCACCGCATTTTGAAGCGCGACATTCTGTTTGGTGTGGAGATTCTGCATGGGCGAACTGATTCCTGGTTGTCGAGGGAGTCGGAGTGGCGTAAGGCTTGGGCCTACAACCAGGACTGCAAGCTTTACATCACCACCGAGGAATCAGGCACCCGGTACTTGAATGTTCGTATGGCCGAGTCTCCTGAAGTCAACATGTTCACTGACCCTAACTTGCATGGTATTAACCGCACGGTTATGGCGTGTGTTGCTTTGGACCCGTTTTGGCATGAGGACGATGTGGTGTACTCCGCTGTAACCCAGGAGGACACACGGTTTGATCCTAACGAGTTGCAGTTGCCGTGGCCTTGGCCGCAAAAAGAGTTGCCGAAGGAAACCTTGTGGATTGAGGTTGACTGCGGCGGTTGTTACGGCGGGCTAAATCCGACAGACCAGATCATCTTTCCGAAGTGGACGGTGCCCGGTTCGACCGAGAAGCCTGCGGAGCCTTACATTCCCGGTATCCCGTGGTTGGGTGCCCCGAAGTCGCAGGCAACCATCTGGACGTTGCCTGACTATTCGTGGCAGGACGATGAGAACGCCAACCGGCGTTTGAAGTTGCCCAGCCTCATTGGGGGTCTTAGGACTGAAGAAGTCCAAGAGTTCTTCGTTGACGGCAGACCCACAGGGGGAACTTTCACGTTGAACTTCAACGGTGAAACCACCATGCCGATTGGCTATAACGCTGATGCGAAGCAGGTTGAGGATGCCCTGGTTGCGTTAGCGGGTATCGCTCGCGGCGATGTGACTGTGTGGCGTGCCCCTAACACCGATGAGAAGCAGACTGTGGAGCTTCTGGGCGGTGCAACCGGGGGTACTTGGCGGTTAAACCTCGAAGGGGCGCAGACGGTTCCGTTGAACTACAACGCTTCGGCGTTGGAGGTTTTCACGGCTCTGGCTTCCCTGAACACGGTTGGTTTGCTTGGTGGCACTGTCACTGAGGAAATTGAAAACAACATGCAAGAGTTGATTATTTCTGGTGAACCTACCCGTGGGACGTTCACGTTGTCTTTGGATGGGAACATCACCCGCGCTTTGCCGTACAACGCGACAGCCCTTCAGGTTGCTCAGGCGTTGGTGGAACTGCCCGGTATCGGTGACTTCGACATTCGTGTCGATGCTGACTTGTTCGGTGGTTCCCCGTGGA